AATGATTGCTGCTTGTTCTTCAGCATCTGGAAGAATAGCATCCTTTAGTTTACCTAATGGACCTTTCTTTTTTTCTTCTTCAACTACTTCTTCTTCCTTTACTTCTTCAGACATATTATTAAGGGTGACTATTTCTATATAGCACCCTTAACATTTTATTAAAGAGCAGAACTTGGAGTAGGAAGACCTAAACCAGCAGAAGGTGCAGCAGCTTGTCCTGCTGGTGGTGCAAGATCAGGAGTACCTATTGGAAGATCTCCACCTAATCCACCACCAAGACCTCCAAGAGATCCAAGTGCCTTTTCAGTAACACTCTCTATGATGGCATCCTTTTGTGTATAAAGATAAACGCCACCACCAACAACGGAAAGAGATACAACGCTAGACGCAATAGCAAGTACATTAATTAATTTTTGCATTTTTATTTTTCAAGTGATTTATTTATAAAGGACTGTTTGTAAGCATTGTAATAATCTACAACACCAGCACTTATAACATACTTCTCACACCACTCATCAGCACATTCATAGATTGCCTTATTATTACCTTCATGACCATATTTGCTCATAAGGATTTTAAGTACATCTTGTCTTAATTTTAATTTTGCTTCATCCATCGTATTCGCTTCCTTCTCCAATATACTCTAAAGAATAAATTTCATGATCATCTTCTTTGGGATCTAACCATTCACTAAATTCTTGCACTAAAGAATATGCATCACCTTCATACTCTTTATCTACCAAATCATGAATTCTTTTAAGAACCCAATCATGATTTCGTTTCAGAGTTTTGTTCAAATGATCCATAATCTTTTTTCATGTACCTTCCAAGAATATTACTATTATAATATGCAGGTACTCCATTGTCAAGAGACTCAGTTAATACATTATGAAGAAACAATTGTTTAGTCTCTTCATAATTTACTTTACCAAGAGTCTCATGAAGACTTATGATTTCTCTTCTAAAGTTCTCTTTGCCCAATCGTTTAACATCGGATTTAAGTTCTGGAGAACTTCCGTAGTACTTTTTCCAGTCACTCTCACTCGTAACTCTGCGTTTCCCACCTCTAGGCTTTCGACGCTGTGTAAAATATTTTCTTCCGATGTATTGCCTACCATCCTGAAGATTTGTAATCCTGTAGACGTAACCGAAGAAGTCGTTAATATCGTCAGAAGTAAAAGTTGAACCTTGATAGGTCCAGGGGTTTTCATAATGTCCCTCAATATTCGATTCCATTTCATAGTTTTTATATCAGTCAGTGATATTTAGAAGTGCTAAGAATGTTTCCTCTGGAATCCATGCAGGATCCTCATCTTTAATTTGAACTAATACTTCAGTTACATGCTTCTGATGGAATCTATCATATGATTCTCTTTTATTCTGTATGTAATCCATTAGTCTCTCCAACGTGTGACTACCAATTCTATAGAATTATCATCCATCTCCCATTCCTCTTCTACTTGGAATCCCATTTTCTTAACTTGATTATGCACTGTCATACGAGCATATTGCTGTGTAACTTTATCAATAAATCTTTCAACTGGAATTGGTTGATTCCAAGTCTCTAAATCTGCCACTAATTCATATTCATTTTTCATTGGATTTAATCTAAAACCAATATCTTTAGCAATAGCAAGTTCAGCAACTACAGTTTCATGTTTAATTCCATGAGAACCAGTCACTCTTAATTCTTGATCCTCTACTACATTATATTGTAGTAATTCCAAAGCCTCAATTAGTTGAGGCTTCTTCTTAATCTTGGTCTTAATTGTACTAAAATGAGACATCTGTATTAGTATTAATTGTAATATCTTTATTTAAATTTGGTTGTTGATAATAATCTGCAGTAAATACTCGCTGCTCTAAATCACCAAGTTTAATTTCTAGGTCTTCAGTAAGATTTAAACATGCATCTCCAGGAACATTAAAGACTTCCTGTGTGACTTTTCCATCTTGCTTGATGGTGTATTTAATAGTTTCTTTTTCCATTGTTAAAAGGGTTTAGGGTGTGTAGTTACGTCACCATGTATCTCACCGATGTCATCTATGTGAGCATGATCAACTTCAATATGTAGCTTTTTATCATAAGCATCAGCAATCCTTTCTAAAGCATTGGCAATGCGAATCAATTCATCGCTCATAATTAACCTCCAGCATAATCATTCCAATTTTCACAAGGTGGTTCCTTGTATGCATCATAACATTCCTCAAGACTATAATTTAAATCCTGAGAAGGAGTCTTTAGTGACATCTTGTTTGATTCCTCCGACGATATAAGATTCGACTTCGGTTTCTTGTGGTGCCACTTGAAGACCCTTAGAAGAGATCCAATGCTCTGTCCAAGGTAGTGGATTATTTTTTGCAGGAATGTCATAGATCGGTTTTAATCCTAATGCTTTTATTCTACGGTTGGCAACCCACTCAACATACTGATGTAATAATTTATCATTCAATCCTATCATAGATCCATCTTTAAAAAGATACTCTGCCCATGCCTTTTCTTCATCTACACATTTTTTAAATGCTTGAATCAACCAAGGTTCTTGTTCCTTTACAATTTCAATCATATCAGGATCATCACCTTTCTTCCAATTGTTTAATATATTCTGGGTGATGGCGAGGTGTTGGTTCTCATCTCTAGCGATAAGGGAGATAATCTTTGCTGACCCTTCCATAAGTTTGAGTTCACCAAAGGCAAAGCTGCAAGCGAAAGAGACATAAAAGCGAATACCTTCAAGAATGTTGACATTTGCTACTGCTCTGTATAAGTGTGTTTTTAAATCCCTTCTAGTCCATTCTGAATTAGGATGATCTCTCATATCATCTTTCCAAGCACTACTCTGACCATACTCCTGTGCATAATTAATAAACTTATCATATGCTTCAGTTACACTACCAGCACGTTCTAGAATTCTATCATCTCTAAGAATAGTATCAAAAACCTCAGAAGGATCTGAATAAATGTTCTTAATAATATATGTGTATGAACGACTATGAATCATTTCCATAAGTTGCCATACATTCATACATCCTTCCAATTCAGGAAGAGAACAATATGGAGAAAATGCCATACCAGGTGCTCTACCCTGAACAGAATCTAACATAGTTTGATACTTTAAATTAGAAGTAAAGATATGTTTTTGTTCTGGACGTAATTGCTGATAGTCTCCACGATCTTTTTGTAATGAAACCTCTTCAGGTCTCCAAAAATATCCTAACTGAGACTTAGTTAAATTTTCAAATTGAGGATACTTATAAGTATCATAACGTTGAACTCCTAATGGAGCTCCAAAAAACATTGGTTGTTTTTTAGTATCAACCTCTTCAGTATTGAAGACGGTCATACCATTCAAATCAGATTGCACAGGACTCACAGACTTCTTCCTCCGAATTCATAATGTCATCAACTAAAGTATCCAATCGTGTTTTACCTTGAATACCAACTTCTTCTATATTATCATGCCAGCCAATAGGGTGTGCTGGTTCCTGAATTTCATCAGTCTTAACATCATAAGTGTTTTGATAATAAGAAGTTTTCCAACCGTACTTATATGTAGTAAGTAAATCTTGTGCCATTATGGACACAGGAACCTCATTATTTTCGTAATGCTCTGGGTTATAAGACCAGTTTCCACTAATCGCCTGGTCAAAGAATTTCTGCATAACTGCAACCATATTAATATAACCAGTATTGCTAGGCATATCCCACAATAACGTATAGTTATTCTTAAGTGTACCATACGATGGAACTATTTGTTTAAGTGGTCCTTTCTTTGATTTCTTAACGGACAAGTAATCTCTAGGTGGTTCGATTCCATTGGTTGCATTTGACACAACGGAACTGCTCTCCGATGGCATTTGTGCAGACAATGTTGAGTTCCTAATCCCGTGTTCCAATACGTCTGCCCGTAAAGCCTCCCAATCAAGTAGTAGGTCATTTGGAACAATCTCGTCTACGTCCTTCTTATATGTATCAATAGGAAGGATTCCTTGAGCATATTTCGTTCTATCAGAATATTCACAAGCACCCTTTTCCTTAGCAAGATTAACAGATGATTTTATAAGATTAAACTGAAATGCTTCAGTCAAGTTATGCACCAATTTCCATGCCTCTGGATCATCATATTTGACACCCTGCTTGGCGAGATAGTGTGCTAGACCAATATATCCAACTCCAAGTGATCTACGTGCTCTT